CACTAAGGTTTACTTGTAGCCCAGATGTTTCTTGTGTTGCAAAGCTAAACGAAATTCCTGAATAAGATGCTGTAGATACATCCCAAGCCGTACCTAAATTGTATTGAAATACTGCGTCTGAAGTTGTACCAATAACATACATTACTGTGCCATCAGGCTTAAACCAAAGACCAGTTGGTGCATTTTCTTGAGAAGTTACGCTAAACGATTTAGATGCGTAAGTTGCAGTAGAAATATCAAAAGCAGAAGATAGTGTGTATTGAAAAACAGTATCGTTAGTGCCGCCCATGATAAACATAGACAAACCATCAGGTTTAAAGAAAATATCTTGTGGAGAAGAGTCTTGTGCTGATGTAGAAAACAATCTTACAAAAGTTGCCGTTGATACATCCCATGCGTTTGAAAGCGTATATTGGTTTACATCGTCACCTGTAGCACCATTGACATACATATTTAAACCGTCAGAACTAATAAATAATCCGTTTGCAACGGTTTCTTCAGCCGTAATAGATTTATTTAAACCTGAGTAATTCCAGCCAGTAATGCCTGTGTTTGGGGCTATTTCTGCATCTGTTCCGCTAGTAGCAATATCTATAGTCGCAAATGTAACTGCTTGACCATTCTCTACCTTGTCTGTATTAAGATTAGTAAAGTTAGCATCTACCTCTACATGGGTAAGCGGAGAGCCTTTACCGGCTCTGGTAACAATAGTAGACATATTAAGCTAAGGTAACTGATAGATTACCGATTGCGATCTTAAATACATCTCCTGTTTCTATTGTTTTAGAACTGTCTAGTGCAGTATGGTAGTACAGATTACCGCTTGTGCTTGCATCCAATATTCCAATATGGCTTACTGTTCCCCAAGTCGATGTGCATTGTGGAAACTCTACTGCAGCAGAGTTTGTAGATACACCATTGCTCGGCGCACCAAAAGTTACTGATTGGCGAGCATACGATCCACCACTTACCTCTGTGCCTGTACCAGCATCTGTTGGGTCTGCTGTATAAAGACCAACATAGACTGTTGCAGGAGAGGTAAAAGTTGTTGCTCGTAGAGTTGCATTGATTAGTGCGTTCTCTAGGTAGTTTGACATTTCAGCCATGGTATTTCCTTATCGTGAGGTTACGCGCATTTGTAATGGAACACCCGAATACTCGCTATTTTGGTCTGCATCGGATATGTTTTTAATTGCTCTGTCGTACAAGGTTGCCCATGTCTGACTTCTTGCATCGTTAATTAAGTATGGCTCTGCTTCTAAAAGAGAGGCATAGAGGAGAGCATCTGGATAATTAGCAAGAAATACATTGCTTGCATTACCAGTAGACAATACAGTAGGTTTAGCATAGTAGAGGATCTCCAATGTATATGCTGTATCTGGCTTTGGTGCTAACTCAAACTCGCTTGCCAGGATTGTGTAATAAATTGGTTTGCCACTCTCGTCTGCCGGAGCATCTCTAGTAAACAGACTAGGAGACATATAGGTAATAGGGTATCTTGGGTTGCCTTGGATATGCAAATCACGAATCTCTAAGAAATCTGTAGGTAGGGCTACCTTGCCATCACCACTTACTGTTAATGCTGTAGCTGACTCTAACATCTGCCGAGTGCGTAGGTCTCTAGCCATGCGTAGCTCTGCAAAGCTAATAAAGTCGGGGATAACCGAGGTTAAGTCTGATCGACCTAAGTAGTTAGCCACCGATGCTTTGAGATCGGTAAAGTTTGTATAAGCCATAATCTCTCTTACTCTTTTGGTATTTCGATGTTATCCCAGCCATAGACATACTGCCCGATGTGCCGGATGCCTTTCGTTTAATGCAGAAGTAAATATCCTCACCTAATATTTTGTTGTTACCAAGTTGCTCAAAATAGAAATAAGGTTCTTCCATTGCCTTAAATACTTTTGTCTTAACCAACATTACTCCGCAGCCAATTCCATCAGCTTTACTGATTCCTGACATTGCGTTGGAATAAATAGGAAACCAATCAACAGATCCATCTACTTCGCTTATCTTGAAATTTTTGGCTGTCGGCTTGACAGGCTCAGATCGTGTTGTCGCATTGACTCCGATAATATCCTTATCGTGAGCCATAAGGATCTTGAGTGTGTCCTTTGGAAACCGCATATCAGCATCTACAAATAACAGATAATCTGCTTTTATTTCTAGTGCTGTCTTAACTAAACTATTGCGCTGGTCAAATATTAGCGTTCCAGCACTCGTAAACAGGTCTATATCGTGTTTTGTGGTCTTAATGGTATACGCACACATTGCCACTAAATCAAACGCTGTAGCGACCTCCATTTGCCCTCTAGCGGGAATACAAATAGCGATTCTCATACCTCACCCCCTCTTGTTCTAAACACCCTGTTATCGGGATCATTTAGCCATTTCTTGAGGGCTTTAGGGTCTTGGATATGAAAGCCACGCATAATGCCTTTAGCGTTCAGATCATTAATAATTGCTAGTGGTAACTCTGCTATCTTGTTCTTTGGGTCAAACACTTCGCCTGACCATCCTGTTTTGCCAGAATTGTTGTTGTACTGCGCTTTTGTATGCTCTGCAAAATCCGTTAAATCGGTTTGGGAGTGGATAACAATCCCACCATCGCCATCCGATAATACTGTACGAATCTCACCATCTACAGTTTCTAAGTATTTCTTCACAGTTTGATCCACCTTTCAGGAATAATGTCGCTATCGTCTAGCCCATTGGTGAACCACTTTTTTGGTGCTACTACTTTGTTTCCTTTGGCAAGCCAAGCACCCCACCATCCATACGAGCTATTCGCTATGATATGGTTTTTAAAGGAAGAAAGCAACGCTAAATCTTGCACAGGATTGTTACAAGGCATGACCATATCAGCCCATTCTAGGTTCTCTGCACACCACTCAGGGTCATCTGAGAAAACCACAAAAACGCTGTTAGGGAAGTTCTTTCTAGCCTCCCTATAGTAAGCCTCATCCAACTGTACGAAAACATCTGGTAGGCTCAAATAATCGCCCCTACGGACTGTTACTGCCACCATGTTATCGTCTATCTCTGCCTTGGGTAAATAGAACTCCTTGCGGATCTCATCTTCTACACAATCAAAGTATTTCTCTGTCTGCCAGTAGCCCACCATCATTCCTGATTTGGTGATCTCTTGGTAACTATGTTGTCTTTCCTTTATTGACTCCGCAAAATTATCTGTTACATGAAACGATATAGGGAAAACACCTAGTTCATACTGTCTATTTTTGTTTACTTCATAAAATGTTGTGTTCAACTCTAGGGTTTCCCCTAATGTCTTAGCAACTGCGTATCCTGCTGCGTATTGGAACATCTGGTTGCCCAGACCTCCCATAATGTAAACGATCATAGAAAAGAGGGTAGATTTTGTCTACCCTCTATTCTACTTATTATCTACTTCATTGGTCTGGAATGGGCGGAGGTACGCTAATGCTGCATACTCAGGATCGAGTACGAGGGCATCACGAGTACGCATAAAGCGATTAGGAACAATCTGCAATACACCAAAGTCGGACTGATATAAATCAGCACCGGCTAGGATGGTTGCTTGACCATTCGTAGGTACTTGATAGCGTTGAGCAGCCAAGCCAGTAAAGCCTGATACTGTCTGCTTGAGAGCAGGCGATACCATCAATACGGAAGGCGTACCACCACTAACGAATACCTTGCTGATAACATCCTTGAGGATGGTTTCAGTAAAAGTACGAGTTGTACCATCGGTACGGACTGATACACCGATTGTGGTTGGGTCAACACCAGCAGTTGTGCCAGCAGACTTGTTGGTGTTTGTCTTGATGTAAGACAACAACGAACTCATCTTACGAGCTACAGAGCCAGATGTACCTGCTGCTTGAGCTTGGTTAGCGGTAATGATTGTCTCAATATCACGCTTGATCTCAGCAGAAGCCTTTGCCAACTGGTAAGCCATCTCAGACTTACGACCAGCAAGGTCAGAAGCCAAGAGAGTACCAGAAACCATAACAGTCTTACCAACGATCTGTGTAAGGTTGCCAAGGCGAGTTGTTGGGGTGATTGTTGCCTCAGAAGCACTTGCACCTTCAACTAATGCGTTGGAAGTGGTAGCTGCTGCGAGGGCATCAGTCTGCCATTCGTGGTTAACGGAAGTCGCTTTGGTTTTACCAATAGATGACATGATTGGGGTGTCGGTAGGGCTGATGTCATAAATAACATCGGTTAAGTCCTCACGCGCACCAATTGCGGTGTAGCGATCATATGCTGCCATGATTAAATTCCTTTATAAAAATCGTTCAAATAAACGAACTGCATCCTTTTTATTGCCAGATTGGCGTAATGCAGCTCTTTCTTTTTTTAATGCTTCATTATCAGAACTCTGCGGATTAGAAGTTCCTGGTCGAATAGTCTTTGGAGCAGTAGCTACTTTCTTAGAAGTAACACCCTTGTTTGCCATCAACTTATCGTACTGTGCTGCTTTATAGATCATGAGTACAGCGCGACTATCGTAAACCTGAGACAGTTCTTGATCTGAGAATCCTTGAGCCTTTGCATAATTGCGTATGTCTCTACGGATTACTTCGGCTTTCACATCGTCTTTAAACTCTGGGATAGCCTCTACAAGTTTTGCCTGCTCTGCTTGGATATGCTTTTGCAACTGTGCTTGTGTATAAGACTGCTGTTCTTGTTGAACTCGCTGTCTTTCCATCTGCACCGCTTGCAACTGCTTATCTCTTTCCATCTTCTCTCCCATTGCAACTGCGTAAGCAATCGGATCTTCTGCCTTGAGTGATGCTAGGTCTTGGCTTTGATCTTGTTGCTGTAACAATTGTTCAATGACTTGGAGTCGTTGGGCATAGGTTTCTCTGGTCTTTGCTGCTTCATCAATCTTTACTCGATCAGCCTCTACAGCCTTTCGTTGTTCCGCTAAAGATTGAGTTTTCTTCTGATAATCGGCAGTTCTACTGTAACCATTCAAAAGCTCATCAAGGCTAACTTCCACTTCTTCACCAGAGACTTTAACTCGGTATTTGGGGAGTTCCTCTACTTCTTCTTCTTGGCTTTCAGCTTCTTCTGCACTTACATCTTGCTCCTCGGACTCGGCAGAATACTCTGCCTCACTAGGTTCTGGTTGGGCTTGCGCCTCCTCCGCTTGTGGTTCAAGAAAAGACATAAATGCATTAGCTGCACCTGATACAGAATTGTCTACACTCCCTTGTGGGTTGGTGTTTTCACTCATTTTCGACCTCTATGGTTGTTAAAAAACCTT